AACAAACAGTCCGGCATATAAAGGTACATCGGTTAAAATTGACGCCGAAACATACAAAATCGTGAGAGATTATCATGATAATACCGGATTACCAATAGTCAGAATTTTGAGAAATGCCGTACAATTGTTCGCAAAAAAAACAAATGTATAGGTAAAAATAGCAAAAAAAGTGAAAAAAAAGCAATTATTTTCAAAAAAAGATACTATTTCACTTGACAGGTGGTTAATAATGGAGTATAATAGTTATATAAGATTAACAAAAGGGGAAAAAACATGAAAGCAAAATTTTACAATGCGGACACAGAAATGATTGAAGAAATTGACACAGACAATTTGGAAAATGACAGCGGCGATGAATGGAATTCTGGAATGTTGCGAGGATATATTTTGGACGTATGCCCAAGAGCAAAAAACATTGAAATTTTGTGACAAAAAACCGGAGACAAGCAAATGAAAAATTTAACAATCGAATGGACGGCAAAAAACAGCAGCACTTTTTTAAATGGTAACAGATCAGCAAAAACATTACGTGGAGCAGTCAGAGCGGCAAGGCGATACCTGAGAAACGAATTATACGGAGAGGGATCAATTTATATTTTTGTAGATGGATCGCCCGTCAGAAAAGATGAAATCAGCATGTTTACAGGATATAGATGGCAAACCAGCATAGATTTTGGGTATTAATGGGAAAAAACATGAAAGCAAAATTTTACGATTATACAGACGGCAAAGAACTCATACGTGAAAAATGTTGGCTTTGTAAATGCGAAATGGAAATGCTGGAACAGAGTATAGACGAAATCACATACGAATGTCCTGCGTGTGACAGTCAGTACACTTTTGTTATTGATATATATAGATACAACGGAGTATCGAGGGGGGAATTGTGAAATGTCAAGATTGCGGGGGAACTTTAACAACGGCCAGAGAACACAGAAACGAAATGTGTGAAGTTTGCTATGATCAAACCATGGCGACTATTATTAACAGCGATGAAGCATTCGAGAAATTTGTCCGGTCACATGAAGAGGATGAATTGCAACGTTTAAGCGATTTGAATCTAAGGAAATAAAAATGACAAATATCCAACGACAAATTAATATTATTCTTGGCGCAGCATATCTTCTGGAAGAAAACGCGACAGACGTTGTAACAAAATCTAACGTCAAAGCCGTAAAGCATTGCGCTGAAAAATTGTACGAAATATTTTGTAAGGAGTACACGGATGATAAATCTGCCTAAATGTCTTTGTGGTGCTCCTGTTATGTACTATTGGGACAGCTGCGAAAAGTGCAAAAAGTATAATTTGGAACAGATACAGAAATTAAAAAATAAATATTTTGGAGGAAAATGATGGCACGCTATACAATTGAAGATGTAGAATATCCAAGTGTAACGCAAATACTGGACATACTTGATAAACCGGCATTAAAACAATGGGCCGTGAATTGTGCTATTCAGTACGTGAAAGAAAATATGCACAAGCCGTTTGATGAATTAATGGATGCGGCGCGAATAGAATGGAAAAATGTCGGCCGTGAGGCAATGAGTATCGGGAGCCAGGTCCATAATGTTATCGAACAATATATCAAGTTTTCAATAGATAAAACGGAAAAACCGGATATTAAGGATGAAGTTCAAAATGCTTTTTTGGCTTTTCTTGAATGGGAAAAAGAAAATATTGAGGAATGGATTGAAAGTGAAAAAACAGTTGTCGGGCCTGGGTATGCTGGGACGCTGGACGCCGTGGCTATTTTCAAAAATAACAAAAAATATGTGATTGATTTCAAAAGCAGCAAAGGTATTTACGATGAATACATATACCAAATTGCAGCTTATCGGCGAGCTTATACGGGGGAAAAAAACGAAAAAAATATTGACGGTATGGGTATTTTACGGCTTGACAAAACAACGGGTCAACCTGAATGGAAAGACTGCTCGAAAGTGTACGAAAAAAAACTGGATGCGTTTTTGAAACTGGTTGAGTTTTATTACGCAGCAAAAAAAAGAAAATTAAAAAATAATAAAAAAGTGGTATAATAAAATAAATTAATTTAAGGAGTTCTATTATGAGTGTAATTGCGAAAAAAACCGGAAAAGATTTTGAGCCAATTTTGGCACCTGCTGGGACGCATCATGCAGTTTGTCATGCAGTTTGGGACATTGGTGTTCAGGAACAGCAATGGAATGGACAGATCAAAAAACTGCATAAATGTATTATTTCTTGGGAACTGAAAGAGACAATTGAAAACGAAGGTGATTTCAAAGGGAAGCGATATGTTGTAAGTAATCGATATACGTTATCTTTACACGAAAAGTCGAATTTACGAAAACACCTTGAAAGCTGGCGCGGGAAAGCATTTACCGACGAAGAGCTTGACGGATTTGATATTGAAAAATTAGTCGGAAAAAATTGTCTTTTGACATTGACCCATAAAGAAAATGGAGATAGGACATATGTTAACATTACTGGCGTGTCTGCATTAATGAAAGATATGGAAAAGATCGAGCCTGAAAATGGAACTGAACCTTTCCCTTGGGTAATTAAATTAATAGAAAAAGGCAGTCCTCTCGAACAAGCAAAAGATACTTTTCATGCAAAAGAAATCGGACCAGAAAACGACGAAATACCATTCTGATTGGTTTAAGCCCATTCCATGCTGCATATGTGGTATGGAATGCGGCGTTATTTTCTTAGAATTTGAGAATGAATTTTACCACATGGAGTGTTTTAATGAGCGACCTGATAACAATATCACAAGAGATACAAAAAAAGATCAAAGACCTGGAAAGCAAACGGGCGGCAATAAAGAAACTGTCAGAGGACAAGGCCAGGACAATAGCGGCGTACAGGAAGGCTTTAGCTTTGACGATTGCTAAATTAAAAAATGGAGTAGAAATAGAGCTGGAAGATCAATTAATAAAAAATCCTCCTGCTACGGTTATGTTAAGTCTTGCGCATGGTATATGCTGGAAGGAAAAACTTGAAGCGGTGCGATCAGAAGCATATTACAAGGCATTAATTACAAGCATGGAAGCGGTACAAAACGAAATGAACGGATATCAGTCTATAAATAGGTATTTGGATAAGGCATGACGATTTTTCATATAATTCATATAATATTAATAACCATATATATAGGCGCGATAATATATATAATAGCAAATAAAGATAAATAGCTTGACAAGATAAAATAATATACCTATAATTAGGTACAGAATGAAAAACGTTGCAGATTTAACCACATTTTCAATTAAGCTTAACTGAAAACCTGTTCAGGTGTGCCGGTCGGTGACGGCTGGTCCTACACGCTGCAACGTCCCTGGACAGGTTTTTTTATAGGAGGACGATATGGAATACGAAGAATTATTGCAACAGAGACAATGAATACAGTAGGGGCTAAATTATGCTACAATGGATTAAAATAAGTGTCAATATATTTGATGATGAAAAAATAAGCATCATCGAAAGCATGCCAGGCGGTGACGCTCTTATCGTGATATGGTTTAAGCTATTGAGTTTAGCAGGGAAGAACAACGATAGTGGTTTGATTTATGTTGTACGTGATTTGCCATATGACGAGCAGACTTTATCCACTGTAATAAGACGGCCATTAAATACAGTTAAACTTGCCTTAAATACGTTTGAAAAATTGCACATGATCGATATAATCGATGGAGTGATAAGTATATCGAACTGGGGCAAGCATCAAAGTGCAGACGCTCTTGACAAAATCAGAGAAAACAACCGAAAACGAGTACAAGAACATCGAGAAAAACAAAAACTTCTTATTCAAGATAAGAATAAGAATAAGAGTAAGAATAAGAGAGGTAACGTTACAGTAACATTACAAAAAAACTTTATGAAACCCACTCAAAAAGAAGTACAAGACTATCTTGACGAAAAAGGGATAACCTCTTTTGATGGCCAGTATTTTTGTGATTTTTACGAATCCAAAGGATGGATGATAGGATCCTCGAAGATGAAAAACTGGAAGGCTGCCGTTTCAACCTGGCTCAAACGAAGTGGAGAAAAAAACGAACCACCAAAAAGCAAAGAAGAACTTGTGAAAAAAGCTAAAATCTTGAAGCTAAACGCGTTAAACGAGGCAATGGAAACGCGACCTCTTATAGATGACGAAAAAAAATTGCTTGAAAAACTCAAACAGGAACTACAATGACAACTCTCGAAGAAAGTATCTTAGCTGCTTTTATCGTAGATGTAGAGGCTGCATCATATATACCAAAATTATCTCTTGACGATTTTATCGGTCCTGAAAAAATAGTATTTGAAGCGATAAAAGATTTATACGAAAAACAACAGCCTATAGATATAATAATGATCACGGAAAAAATACCGGATCATTCTGATTATGTTTATAAAATAATTGGCGGCGTGTCTTCAACTATCAATTTGCAGACATGGATCAAGACGTTAAGGATAAGACGTATAGCGCAGAAATTAGATGAAGCAGCCGACGAATTTAAGGTTGAAGTAAAAAGGGATTTAACAAAAGCGCGTGAAGTTTTTATGGGAAAATTGTTAGAAGACGATATGGAAATTAATGTCATATCTTCGGAGCAGGCGACAAAAGAATTTATACACGAATTTGAGTATAGGCATGATAAGCAGCATACTAATATAATACAAACGCATTTTGAAAAACTTGATAGGATTGTTAAAATAAAACCTGATAAATTGATATTGATTGCCGCACGCCCATCTGTGGGAAAGTCTGCGTTTGCGTTGAATGTATATGATCAAATGGCCCAGATAGGCAAAAAGATTTTAATATTTTCTCTCGAAATGAACGAGCAGGAAATCCAAGAAAGACTTATATCTAAACGGTCACGGGTAGATTATCATGAGGTGCAAGACCCAGCGAAAATGCCAACGCAACACATGCCGCTTATAATTAACGCGCTAAAAGAGATTAGAAAATTGCCTATATATTACGTTAAGAATTTGAATGTTGGATTGCCTGAAATGATACTTGAATGCAAACGACAGAAAAGCATGGGGCGTGTTGATGTTATATTTATTGATTATTTGCAATTGATAAAACGCACTAACAAATTTGGTAATACAAATGATTGTATCGGCGAAATGACCAGAGAATTGAAATTATTGGCATGTGAGATCGAAACGCCTATAATATTATTATCTCAGTTAAACAGAGAAATCGAAAAAAGAGATAAAAAAACTCCTCGATTATCAGACTTGAGAGATAGCGGGGCGATCGAACAGGATGCAGACATAGTAATTTTTTTGAGCAAAAAAGAAGAAGTCGGCGACGTTTTATTGACTATAGCTAAAAACAGGAGTGGAGAACTTGGGGAGATTGATTATAGATTTGTAGGCGAATATCAGTTATTTAAAGAAATTTGAAAACACGCAATGCGCATATCTGTAGTTGTAAGCAATAATGCAGTGCGCCAAGACAAAAACATTAACGCAGGGTAAACCTGCTAAAAGGCTATGAAGAAATATAAAACAATAGTGGCAGACCCGCCGTGGCCTTATACTGGAAGAGGGCCAGCATCAAGCAGGGAACACCGCCCAAATAGCTATGGCGCAGCTCCTTCCAGTGTTGAGCGTTACGGCTCTATGAGTATTGCTGACTTAAAAAAGCTACTACCACAAACAGAAGATAAAGCACATCTTTATTTGTGGACAACAAATAGCTTTATCTGTCAGGCACATGAAATAGCTTCTGCTTGGGGTTTTGACGTTAAGACAATTATAACATGGGGCAAAATCAAAAGCGATAACACGGCCAGTATGAAAACAGGGTATTATTTTCGTGGTGCGACCGAGCATTGTCTATTCGCAACAAAAGGAAACTTGCGATTAAAAACAAGCAAAGCATACCCATCGTTATTTTTGTCTGAAAGATTGCCACATAGCGTTAAACCCGAATGGTTTTATGGTCTCGTTGAAGCAGTTTCTTATGGTGATTATTTAGAACTATTCGCCCGAAACAAAAGAACAGGATGGGATTGTTTCGGCAATCAAGTACAATCAGATTATGAATTAAAGGCAGGCGCACTGCATTACAGCTTACAACAAACGCATGGCGGTTCGGTTTGTTCCCAAACCTCTCCCAAATTGCCGAGTACGGCAACTTCGCCATGCTAAAACGTTGTACAAAATTCACCCCATTGGAGAAACGATGAAAATATTATTAGCATGTGAAGAAAGTCAAGCGGTGACTATCCGCATGAGGGAGAAAGGACACGAAGCATATTCATGTGATATATTGCCTTGCAGCGGTGGTCATCCTGAATGGCATCTACACCAAGATGTTACCGAATTATTAAAAGAGCATTGGGCTATGATTATAGCCTTCCCACCTTGTACTCATTTAGCGGTTAGTGGAGCAAGACATTTTGAACAAAAAAGAAAAGACGGCAGACAAAAACAAAGCATTGATTTTTTTATGGAGTTTACAAAATTGACTTGTCCTTATGCTATAGAAAACCCTATAGGAATAATGTCAACAGTATGGAGAAAACCAGATCAGATAATTCATCCTTGGCAATTCGGTCATGGTGAAACAAAAGCAACTTGTTTATGGTTAAATAAATTGCCGTTATTGCATCCGTCTGAAATAGTCAATGGGAGGGATCAAAGGATATGGAAAATGCCACCATCAAAGGACAGGGCAAAATTGAGAAGTAAAACATTCCCTGGAGTTGCACAGGCTATGGCAGACCAATGGGGTGAACTTCGTACAACAGCGGATATGAGGCTCGCAAATGCTCGCCCAAATTGAGCTACGCTCAACTTCTCATATCCGCAAACGTTGTCTGCAATTCCAGCGTGAAGGAGCGTAAATGTTAAACAAAATAATATTAGGTGATTGTTTGCAAGTCATGAAAGACATTACCGATAATGGAGTAGAGATTTTTTCTTTATTTTATGTTTAAAAGAAATAAAAAAGCCAGGGGGTGAGTAGATGAGTATTATTGATAAGTTGGCAAGAGTGAAAAAATGTGTATTTCAACGATTTGAAACGTGGTTTTTAGGGTTTGGATGTGGATGTTTATTCTTATCGATATTTATTTCTCATACAGATTGTACGGTATATATTCCAAAAGAAAAAGCTATTGAAGAGGCAAGGAAACAAATAAAAAAACATTATAAAACCTTAAAAGTTTATCCAAGCGACTGGCCAGGTGGTGAGTGAATGACGGAATACAAAAGAGCAAAAAATAAACTTGATAAAGTATTTTCTGAATATATAAGAAAACGTGATAAATATACCTGCTTTACCTGTGGTATACAAAGTAAAGAAAAGGCACAATGTGGTCATTTGTTTAGCAGGATATCAACGGCCACGCGATGGGACGAAATCAATTCCAAATGTCAATGCGCTGGATGTAATTGCAAGCATGAGTTTGATTTTGAGATTTACCGTAGAAGGTTTGTTGACCTACACGGCGAAAAAGTTTATAATAATTTATACAAGAAATTTAAAAGCACAGTAAAATTAAAAACTTACGAATTATTGGAACTGGTTAATGCGTATCAAGAGAAAATAAAAGAACTTGACAAACAGGATAAATAAATATACTATGAATAATCCCATTACATCTTTCGGCAAAAATTATGAAAAAAAGAAACCTGATATTTTTAGGCTTATTTTTGATAAACGCAGCTTATACTCCTGTGATATACAAGCAAAAAATAAAAAAAACAAAATTCAATCGTTCGAAGTGGCGCGTTTACCTATACGCTCAATGTTGGATAAACGGAATTGATTATAATATTTTAAAAGCGCAGGCAAATTGGGAAAGTTATGGGGATCCTCATCAAAAAGAATGGTCGCCGAAATATAGAAAATATATTAGTTATGGATTATTCCAAATATCATACGATACGGCACGATTTTACTTTCGGACTAACAATATTAATCCTTACACTGGCCGTTTGGATGATTATCTTTATTATTACAAAAACAACATTGATATTATTATATGGTTTTACCGCGACAGATTGGGGCATCATAACAGTTATTTGCGGGCATTGAGTGAGCATAATCTTGGCCAGGTTGGATATGGCAGATGGGCCAGAGATTGGAGACGACAAAAAAATGGAAAATGGGTAAAATATTACAAACGATATATAAAAGGTATCGAAAAAGAATTGAATAGGAAAATATATAAATAATAATGTTGATCAAACGTAATATAAAATAAACAATGATCGAGGCAATGACTATTTTGGCAGCTACTTTTATTATAAACATTTTAATATTAATTTCTTTTTTAAATGCTTTTTTATTGTTTTTCATACTTATCATATTGTTAATTCATTTTATAAAAAAATATATATTAAGGCGGTATGAATATTACACATACAAAACAGGTTGATAGATGCGACGGAGAGTGTGAGGTATATGCCAGAGTAGTTGGATTTTACCGTCCAGTAAAGCAGTTTAACAATGGGAAAAAGGCAGAATTCAACGACAGAAAACTATTTGAGGTGAAAAATGGATTTGAAAAGTTGCACGAAATGCGGAAAACTAAAGAGTAGAAATGAAATTAAGTTATATTATAATAAAAATGTATGTGATGAATGTATAAAAAACAATAAGAAAAAACCGATAAATTTAGAAGACATAAAAGAAAGAAACCGAAAGGTTTTAGCGTCATTAAGGGCAATATGAAAAAAAGAAAATTATCTGATTACAATACTCAACAAACAAGCCGGATAAAAGATATCTAAAAAATAAGATTTTGGGGTAAAAATATGCTGGTTCAAATGATATCAAATTGTGACGGCTTTGAGCGCGGAAAAATATATGATATTCCAGAAAATCAATTATCAAAATTTACTGGATGCTATAAACAAGTTGATTTTAAAAACAAAAAACCAAACTTAACAAAAAAAATCAAGAAAGTATTAATCGTCAAGGGTCATGGTATCGGAAATGCGATCAATATAATCCCAACAATCAAGATACTAAAACAAAATTACAAAGAATTATTAATAGATATATACTGCAAATCACAAAATACTGAAATATTTAATGGCATGCCAGAAGTTTCCGAAATCTATTCAGAAAAACGGGTACAAAACAAAACCGTTTATGATGTGGTTTTTATGGGTGCGCCTGCAGACACCGAATCGATGCGCTTACTTAATGATATCAGATTTAAAAAAATAGTACGGGCCAATCATTTACATTTAAGAAAAATGCACGAAGTTGAAGCTAATATTAAAATGCTCGACGAAATTAACATAAAAACAAAAAGCATACCAAAAACAAGTATAATCATCGACCAAAAAACAAAAGAAAAAATCAATGACCAAAACATACCTAAAAAAATAATTGGTATATGCCCCGGTTATTTAAAAACCGACGACAATTACTGGAATTGCAAAAACTGGGGTACGCAAAAATTTATTGAATTAATTAATAAACTTATTTCAGAATATTCAGATCATAGTATCGTAATTATAAGCGGAAAAGATGATTTTGAAGCTTTTAATGATTTTGTAAATGATCGTGTGTTAAATTTATGCTGGATGCTTTCAATAAAAGAAAGTTGTGAAGTATTGCAGCGGTGTGACTTTGTTGTTGCTAACGATACCGGGGCAGGTCATATGGCGAGCGCGGTTGGGACAAAGGTATATTCTATTTTTGGGCCTACCAGTATTATAAAAAATAGACCTTGGAATGGGGCGCATATTATAACCGCTGGCCTTGAATGCAGCCCCTGCCAATTTTCAGAAAGATGGAATTCATGCACAGATTTAAAATGCATGAAAGCCCTTACTGTCCAAAATGTATTTGATGAAATAAAAGAAGATCAAAAAATTTTTACAAAAAAATATGAGCTTGGCATTATTATGGGGGTATATGAACGATATGACACTTTGATTGCCACTTTTCAAAGCCTTTTGAATTGTCCTGGATTTCGTGATTTAAAAATGATAATCACAGATGACTGTTCGCAAAATCCAAAAATTAAAGAAATAATCGACGAATTTAAAATCATAGCAAAGCCGCGTGGTGTTGATATTTACCATGATTATTTAACGCCGCACCGGGGGCGTGAAAAATACAATGAATGTTTGCAAAGCAGCTTTGGTCATGCTAAAAATTGTAAATACGCTGTAATGATACCAGACGATGTTATCGTCAATCCGTGGCTATTCGATGCGATTCGTGAGGGTTTCAAATATTATACCAATCAAATCAAATGTATCCAGTATTTTCAGGACAGTCATTCGTTTAGATATAAAAAACACCGATCAGGCCCGGATCACAAAAGTGGATTTTTCTATGAAACATTATATCAGGACGGTGTACTAACGTGTTATGAAACAGCCGCGATTGAAGGGATGCGGTTTGAATGTCGCCCGACTTCAATGGGGACCGGTGTCTGGAATAAATGGCGAAACGAATTTCATATCGGGCGTGGGTTTACGGGTTTATGTTACAAGGAAAGTTTAGTCGAACACATAGGAAATCAGTTATCAGTTTTGAATTCAGATGAACGCAGGCGGAACCCTATATACGGTATCAATGTTAATTTGTTTGAAAAGCCGATAATATTAGAGAGGGGGTAAGAGTGACAACATGCGATAAGATAGCTATAATCATTATTCTTATTAGTATTTGGTTTTTTGGGTTTATTATTGGCAAAAATTATCAGAAAGCAATTACGCGTAGAATTGAATATCAACATCCCAGCGACTGGTCAGGGGGCGAGTAAATAGCTATGATGGCAAAATTAATAATCGTATTTGTATTTATTTTACTACTTTCGTTTTTATTTTCTGTAATAAAAAGGAACGGATGATGAATCTAAATGCAATAGAACGTGATCCACGCATTATGATAACGCTCAGCTGCAATTTTAAATGTTCTTTTTGTAGTACACCGCAACCGGAAAAACAAATCCCGGAAATCAGCGCAACTGAATGGCTATCTTTTTTTAACCGTATGAAGTTTGTACAAGTCAGATTTTCAGGCGGTGAGCCTTTACTGCACCCAGGTTTCAAAACAATAATGCAGTATATGAAAACGCCCTATCAGATATACACGAACCTGAAATTGTGGACTTACGAGCATTTAAAAATTGCCGCATCAAGCAAAGTAAAAAAACTCTATATCTCATATCATACGCAGTATCAGGATGTGGACGAATTCATTGAAAAGGTTGTGGAAATTGACGACCGTGGCATTAATTACGACGTTCATTTTGTCGCTGTAAACGGGCAGCGCGAAGAAAAAATAATCGAATTTGACAGGAAAATGATGGAAGCCGGTCTTGAGTATTTCGGCGCGCCGAACCAAAGGGCCATTAAAAACAATCGAAATCCCGGCCCGTGTCATATAAACCGCTCTCTATACGGACCGGATGGGAAACGATATCCATGCATGACCTATCTTCGTGAAAAGGGACTTGCAATCCCATCTGAAAAGCATTATACTGGCATTATATGTAATCGGCAGGACTGCTTGCCGTGTGACGTCGACGTTATGACAAAGGAGAAAACAAAATGAAAATTTCATTAACAACCAAAAAAGAGACCGCAATGATGAAAAAATATTCCGAGGGTACTGTCCTTGAGATAGGAACGTATTGTGGATCGTCTGCTTTGGCACTGGCAACAAATGCTGATATTGTCCACACCATCGACATATATCAGGACACAGCAGCAATGGGGTCAAAATGCAATCATGAAGCGTACAAATTCGAAGAGGTTAAAAAGCGCATTAAAGGGAAAAATATCAAGGCGTATAAAGCCGACTCCGGGAAAACCGAACTTCTCAAAGACGTTATTTTTGATGTCATGTACATTGACGGTGACCACAAATATCCTGGCGTTCATGCAGATTTTTGCCGCTGGTATGACCAACTAAAAAAGGGCGGCATTATGATGTTTCACGACTATGACCTTCCCCGACATCCCGGAGTGGTCCGCCAGGTTGACAACGCGATTAAAGAAGGGTTGCTCGAAAAGGTAGACCAGACGACCAGTTTAATCGTCTGCAAGAAAATCAAGTGAAATACGGTCAGCAAATAACAGATGAAATATGTAAATGGTTAAGGGCGGGGAATAATCAAGAGGATTCAGCTATCCTTGCCGGTATTGCTGAGTGCACATTCTATGCCTGGATGAAAAAACCAAAGTTTTCAGAGGCTATAAAAAAAGCCCTTGTTGAATGCAAAGCGAAAAATATTGATATCATTCAGAAAGCCGCTCAGAAAACATGGCAGGCATCCGCGTGGTGGTTAGAGCGAAAATACAATGAAGAGTTTGCCCTAAGACAAAAGAATGACTTTAATCATACCCACAAATTCGATGGACAAATTCAGGTTACGGTTATAAAAGCAAATGCCGATAAATGTAGAACTCCCGGAAAAACTCGCCCCGCTTCTCGAAAGCGATAAACGATACATAATGGTTCACGGAGGGCGAGCCGGGGCTAAATCGTACAGTATCGGATTAATTCTGCTGGTATGGGCAACCCGATACGTTAAAAATGTTATATGTACTCGAGAAATACAGAGATCGCTCGAAGAATCTGCATTTTCACTGCTTAAAAATTTAATAGACAAATATCATTTTCCTTTTCAATACACTGACCGTGAAATCCACGGGCCCACCGGGAGCAGATTTATATTTATGGGCTTGAAAGGCGGATCAAAGTTGGAAACGATAACTCGTATGAAATCCCTGGAAGGATTTGACATAGCGTGGATAGAAGAGACGCAGGGCGTGACGAAACAAAGCCTTGACCTACTGGACCCGACAATAAGGAATGACGGGTCAAAGATAATAGCTACATTTAATCGTTTTCTTGATAATGACCCGATTTTCGAAAAGTACTGTTTGAGGCCTGATAATGACACCGAAGTTATCAAAATAAACTATGACGAAAATCCTTTCTGCCCGTCTGCAATAAAAAAAGAAGCAGAAAAACTAAAAAAAAAAGACTTTGACGACTGGGATCATATATACAATGGCAATCCGGTAAAAATTGGAAATGACGCTATTTTTTCACCGTTTCAAATCACCGCGGCAATAAATCGAGCAGCAGACACCGACGGCCCTGAAATAGTAGGTGCAGACATAGCCAGATTTGGAGAAGACAGTACGGTATTTTTTAAAAGAAAAGGACTTGCAATTGTTGACTTTAGGGAGTATAATAAGCTAAGCACTGTAGAGGTCTATAAAAAATTAGCCGATTTCGCTGGCGGAAAGGATGTGCAGATTAATATAGACGATACCGGGGTAGGTGGTGGCGTTACCGATCTTTTAACCGCAAACGGGTTTAACAGCGTGCAAGCGATTAACTTTGGTGGCAAACCAAATGATGACACAAAATACAGCAACAAAATATCGGAAATGTGGTTTTCGCTTCCGATGGTGGATTTGTCAATGCCAGACATCCCGAGATTGCGAAACGAATTGACAACAAGAAAATATAAATTTGACAATAAACAGAAAAGAATGGTAGAATCAAAAGCAGATTACAAAAAAAGAGGTTATAAGAGTCCAGATTATGCCGATGCTCTTTTGTTGTGCTATGTCAACCCGTCACCATTTAGGGTTAGGAAAATATGCGTATAAAAATTGATCTACCGTTTATAAAATTCGACTCTGCTAAATCTGCTTCGGAAGCAGAAGTCCAGGCCGTAATACGACGCGGGTTTGAACGTATGGACGGATCGAGTAATTTATCAAACGTCTATAAGACCGTCGGATGGTATTATGCCGCAGCAAATAAAATTTCCAGGAATTGCGCCCGTGTCAAATGGGATTTTTATAGCGGGGATCGGATCGATAATAACAATGCTATTTTTAAGCGTCAGCAATGGGTTAATGATTACCAGAATATTTTTCTGTTGATCGAAGGTCTTTTTATTTATAAGTCTCTTCGTGGAGAAGCGTTTGTCTATTTAGCCGGTGAAGAAAAAATCCCGGACAATTATCAGCTGCTTGACCCGCTAATGATGTCATATAAAGCAGACAAAGAAAATGGGCAGATTTTACACTGGACATATATAAACAAAAACGGCGCACAGATTAAACTTGACCCAGATCGTGTGCTGCAAATCAAATATTACAATCCGTTTTCGCCGTTGCGCGGCTTATCTCCGGTTAAGGCTTGCGCTCAGTCGATTTCGTTGATTAATGCTGACACAAACTTTCAAAAACGGGCGCTGACTGCCGGTGGCCCGGTTGCCGGGGTTATAAAAACTAAACAAGAATTAAGCGACGCACAGTATAAGCGACGAGCGAAAGAATATAAAGAAATGATGTCAGGACAATCAGGTTTGTTGCTTTTGGAAGGTGACGGCGAATATACAGAGGCGAAATTAACGGCCCAGGAAATGCAAACTATCGAACGACATAAAATGGATATTGACCAACTCCTCGGAGTCATGGAAGTACCAAAAGCAGTTGTCGGTTTAACCGACGGTTTTAATTATGCAAACATGAAAGCAGTCAAACAATCATTTTGGACGGAAAAACTTATCCCTGAATTGTTATCATGGACCGTAGAATATAATACGAATTATCTTGATCGATATTTCGGTGAAGGACGATACAGAATACAGCCGAACTTTGATGACATCCCAGAACTACAGCAAACGATTGGAGATAAAATAGAAGCCATCCGCGTTTTAACCGAAAAAGGTGTCCCGTTGTTCGATGTCAACGAAAAATTAGAATTGGGCTTTGATCTTGAAAAATATTCATGGACCAAGACGTGGTGGGCTCCGTTTAGTTTACAGCCTGCGGAAACATTGATGACTCAGGCTGAACCCGAAAAATCATTCGAAGCGCGTGCTATTGATTTTATGGAAGCGGCCAAAGACTACGGCGCTGAACATAAGGCAGAAAACGACGACCCTAAACGGGAAAAAGATTTCATCATTTGGAAATCGTTAGTAGTCCCGGTAGAAAAAATAGAAAAGAAATACGCAAGCAAAATATCTGATTTTTTCATGAAGCTGCGTTCCGAAATCCTTAAAAATTTCCGGTCGTCTGTCCCCAAAGATGCGCAATCAAAAGACATCGGCGAAGACCCTCTTTTTGACATGAATAAATGGACTGATCGGTTCCGCAAACTATCTGCC